TCAGGCGAAACTATCGAAAGGATTGATAAGGAAATCAGATACCCGATTGCAATAAAGAATACGATCCAAGTTCGGTTGCCTATTTGGCTCGTGCTTCGATACGATTGGCGTGCAATGATTTTAGAGGTTCGATTCGAGACTCGAATATTGTTCTTAAACTTAATCCAAAAAATGCTGAAGCCTATCACCTACGTGGTTTAAATCAATTCGCACTAAAAAATGTTGATCTCGCTTGCAAAGACCTTAGTATTGCTGGTGAACTTGGCTCTTCCGAGGCATACGAAGTTATGACAAATCATTGCAAATAAAAAATACTTGACAAACCCATAATATGCCTTTCCAACCAAAAGGCATGAGTTCAATCAAGGGTCATACTCGAAACGGTTCACTCCTCAAATTAGTCCAACCATCTCTAACCGAAAACGGTTTAGATCTTGTAGAAGCTCAAGAAATACTTATCCCGAGAGACAAAGATAAATCCCTCAGTTCAAAACAGGCGGCGTCCTATCTAAATCTTCCCATTCGTTCCTTTAATCGGCACGTAATCGATCACGAGATTCCATTCATTGAGTGGGGACCGAGAACAAGAAGATTCTTAACTTCTGATCTCGATCGCATTTCTCAAATACTCAAAACTACAAAGCAAATATCCTAAACTCCTTTCCTCAGAAATATCCATCTTCTTAAAAAACAGAGGCCAAAGGGTCGTAGGAGAGCCTCTTAGGACCTTTCGAAATGGTTCATGCCATGCTATTCTTTTCTCACAATCGGAAGCGATTAAGTAGTAACTCGCCCGCCACAGTGCGGGATTTTTTTTTGCGAGGAAGAATGGATAACTTCAAGCCTAATCAAATCAAGCTCGGGATCAAAGACATCCTTGTGATCCTGGGGTTTGTAATTTCGGGAATCATCCAATACAACACAATGTATAAGGATCATGAGATCCGAATCGTTAAAATCGAAACGGAAATGACCGCGATCGCGAAGGATCTCTCGGAAATTAAAGCCGACGTGAAGGATCTGATAAAGCTCACTTCAACAAAATTAAGGAGAGGAGAATGAAATTCTTATTCAAAGATGATCGAACCGGAAAATATTCGGACACTACTCTCCGAACTTGGATCGTATTCTTTATTGCAATCGGGTATCTGATTTCCTTATCAATCCTTTCGATAGTTTCGCCTGATTCATTGCGACCGCTTCACATGGATCTAATCCAGTGGTTGATCGTTTTTTATGGAGCCGCCGGGTCGCTTTATCTCGGAAAGAGAATCAACGAGAATCTCAATTCAAAGACAAAAGCTCTCAGTGATCTGTTTGAAAACATTCAGGGAAAAACCGAACAAAAAGAAACCATAGGGAGTTCTCAACTATGAGCGCATTTTTGCTTTGGTGGAATTCGATATCTCTTAAAGACAAAATCTTTGCCATTTTCTTTGTATTGTTCGTCGTCACGATGCTCACAATGAGAGGCGTTACCTGCGCCTCTCAGTTTATTAACAAAGGAGGTTACGATGAAGTTCAAGAAGTGGAGTTGTCTCCCGCTCGTGCTTATGACTCTGACTGCGTGCCAGAGCCAAGCAAACCGTGTCCGTGAAGAGCGAAACGAAGCGTGTCGCGGAAGTTTCCTTTCCACAAATTATACGCTCGCGAAACCTCCCGAGGCCAGCAGCCCGGTAGCAAAACAAATCGAAGGAAATTGGTATGTGGCGTCGAGCAGATACAACGCATATCGAATTCACGCCAAAGATCTCTCTCGTTGTCTGGAACACGAACAGTGTGTTCGTAAATGGACCGAGTGGGAAAGAAACTGTTCAGAGGATCGAATCGAAATTTTGGAATCGAGTTGGATTCCTGGAGTTTTTCATATTCGCCGAAAGTGTGAACTGACCAAACCTGTTTGTTCGATTGAGGAGTAAATAACGTGATTTCTCATTTGTCTGATCCGATTGCACCTTGGAATCCACAACGTGGAGATCAAGTCACGCCGGTTTTTGGATTAAAAGACTACCAACAGTGTATGGGAAACGTCTTTCAGGATATGATCGTGTATGTTGGAATGAAGGAAAATATTCCAGGATTTACAAGTCTCACGACTTATAACTACTACGCTCTTCTTGAAAATTGGATCAAAAAACACAAACGGAACGTATACGATTCTGCGGATCACGCAGAACACTTTAACGAACTGATGAAATCCAACGAACTTCCGTATCGGATTCGGAAGAAAAAGGGAAACAAGGAAGAACTGTGCAAGTATTTTGAAACCGGTTCTTTCCCTTGTGGACTCGGAACGTATCTCACGCGCAAGGGGCATATTATCCGGGGAATCGGAATTGTCGAAACGAATGATGGTAAGAAATTTCTAAAAGCCTCCGACCCGTACGGAGTTGGTCCTCGCTATATCGATCCATACGGACACCTTATTCAATACGATCTCGACGAACTTTTCAAAATGGGAGTTCCAACGACATTTTATATGGAGATCGAGAAAAGTTAAAATGGCGTATTCCGAAAACGAAAAACACCGCGCCTATACTCTTTTCCTCGTCGGGAAAAACGCGGAACAAATTGAAGCAATTCTTAAACCAGAGTTTCCGAAAATTTCCGCGAACACAATTCGAAAGTGGGCAGAAAAGAAAGATTCTACAAATAAAAATTGGTCTGATTACCGTGATGAAGTGAGTCACGTAACGAAATTACAGTTACAAGAGAAGGCAACGAACTACCGATTCAAAATTAAGACGGACAACGCGATGATGCTCCAAGCTGTGCGAAATGCTTTCTTAAGCGAGGCCGGTCAGATGATCGGCAAGGCAAAAGACCCTGTTTCTCTTGGATATCTATGGAAAGCCTTGGCGACAAATCAACTACAGTTAGAGAATGAAGATTCTGAATCCATCGATTTAATTCGTGCGGCAGATACGCTTCTTGATCTTTTTATGAAAGGCCCAAAGACTAAGAAAGCGATCAATGATGAATGGGGAATTCACCAAAAGAATCTTTTGAAATGGCATTCAGAGTGGACGGATGCTAAAGAAGTTCAAGGAACAATCATCGAAGAGCCGAAAGCTCTGACGGATACGAAAGTATGAGTTCAGAGAAACAAAAGGAATTCATACAACAGTTAATTGATAAAGGAGAGAGATCCTTTTCAAATACGTCTTTTATAGATTATCTCCTTTCAAAAGTATATGTTCGAAGTTCTGTCGGAGTTCATCGTTATTCGTTTGATGGCCATGAATACCTAAAAGAGATCGCTATGAAACTCGAAAAATCAAAGAGATTTATAGCTTTGAAAGGTGGCCAAGTTGCATTATCCACTTTATTGATTGCTGAATCTTTTTGGAGAGCGGAAAAGGATTCTTTAAAATTAGCATGGTTTTTTCCGGATGCCGGGAATATGAGAATTTTTGTTCAGGACCGGGTAGAAGACATGATCAAGGTGTCGCCACATATCAAAAAAATTGTAGAGCAAACAGATTCAATCAAGAACGTTCATCTCTTAAAATATCTTGAGTCTACTCTTGCCTTTAGAGCAACGGAAACTTTAAAACAGGTAAAGACATTCGATTCTGACATAAACTATCTCGACGAGTTCGATGAACAAAATCAGGAACATGCCGAGTTTGCAAACGACCGGTTGGATCACTCAAAACTGGCTTTAAGTAGAGTGATTTCTCAGCCTTCTTTCGAGGACTTTGGAATTCATGCGGAGTGGAAAAACTCGAATCAATGTTGGTGGCTCATAAAATGCGATGCTTGCAACGAGTGGAATAATCTTATCCAGCGTTTCATTGATGACCCTGGATCAATTTTCGGAGTAAAAACTGGGAAGATTTCTAAAGTTGTTTTTGCTTGTAAATGTGGTGCGACTTTGAATCCCCAAAAAGGAACTTACGTTCCTGCTATCCAGAAACATCATAATACCGGTGTTCAAGTTTCTCAATTTTTCAATACGATCAAAACTCCGGAACAACATTATAACAGATGGAAAGAAGCGACTACTTCGATCAAAAAGAAGAATTATTTCATTTCCGTGCTGGGTTGGCCGTATTCAACGGATGACGAAAAACCCGTAACTCAAAGTTTACTTGATTCGATGCGAGGCGACCATGGAATTCCCGAGGGAGTGGATTCGTTCACTTACATGGGAGCCGATCAAGGTGATACGGTTCACATGCTTTTCGGGGAACACACTTCCGATAACCGAATCAAATTATATCCGGCAAAATTCCCAGTTATCAATGAATCGGAAATCAATCGAGCGATCGAGAAGTTTAAAGTATATTCTGGAATCCTCGATGCGTTGCCGAACAAAAACTGGTCGGTGAGAACTGCGAGACGATATAGTGATTTCATTCGGATTCAGTATTTTTCAAAACGATTTTCCACTAAGGACGAGTCTTTGGTTTCGGAGGATGAATCGGAAGGTATTCAAGTTGTGAATGTCAATCGCGATGAATCGTTACAAGACACCGTAGACGCAATTAAAAACGGACTGTTTATTTTTCCGGATAAAACCCGTCTTTCCGGTTACGATCTTGAACTCGTGGAAGAATTGGAGCTACATCTAAAAATGTTGATTAAAGAACGCGGAGAAGATGAAAACGGAAAACCAAAATATTCATTTAAGAAAAAGGTTCCTAATCACTTTGGTATGGCCCTGAACTCTCTTCGTCTTGCTTTCGAGTTGGGGGCTCCATGAAGTTTTCGGAAAGAATTTCTAAGCAAGTTGAATCCTTTGTAGATCTATTTCGAAGTAAAGGGACGAGTTTTGCTGTTCCTCCGGATAGTCCAAAATCATTTTCTAACATGAAATCGGAAATTGTAGACTTCATGGCCGAAGTAAATCCGGATTATCCTTTGGATATGATTCCGAGTCTTTCGAAACTGGCACTGATAAATCCTGACTTCAATCAGAATTTGAAAAGAACCATCTTTCTTATGAATACTGGATTCAAATGGGAGTTAGAAGGTGCAAGTCAAAGTATAGTGGATTCTGCGCTCATTGAAATAGATAATTGGTTCGATACACATCCCGGAATCACAAACAAATTGATTCGTCAAACCGCGATCATGGGAGTATTGTCGGCTGAGGCAGTTCCATCGATGGAAATGGATTCAATCGAAACAGCACAACTCATTCCCGTTTCCAAAGTCAGATTCAGAAAAGAAAAGATAGAAGGAAAGAACGGGTTGGTTCGGTATCGATTCGTTCCCCATCAATTATTAGGAAACGGATCTTCTTTGCGTTTAAACGAAGAAATCTATACCTACGAAGCTCTTGAAACAGAAGAAGACAATCCGTATGGAATCCCTCCCGCAATAGCAGCAATTCGCTCTATGTTTTCTCAAGGTCGCGGAATGGAGAACTTAGAAAAATCGACTCGTAAATGGGGACTCCTTGGATTTCTTTCTGTAATACTTTCAAAGTTCAAACCAGAGCCGGGAACGGATTTAAAAAACATTTCAAATCTGCAAGAAGAGCATTTAAAAAAGTCCGCGAAAAAAATCGAGAAATCGATTGAATCCGGATTATTGGTTGGATCTGACGGGACGAAAATCGATCACCATTCCATCACTTCCGAGAAATCGTCCGGAATGAAAGACGTAATGGAAATTATCGAGCAACAACTTTGCTCGGGAATGGACATCGATATGTTCATGCTCGGTCGTCCTACCGCAGTAACGGAAACATACGCAAAAATCACTTCAAAGTTGTTTCTGATGAAGGGCGAAAATATTCGACATCCGACGAAACGATTTTTAGAAAAAACTCTTACCCTACATCTTCGCTTGAAAGGATACCGATTCAAAAGGCTCAAAGCATCTTGGCAAAAAGGGGTATCTCTCAACCCCGAAGAGGATGCGCTTGCACGTAAAACAAATGAGGAAGCGGACAAACTCCATACAGATCGATTGATCACACTCTACCACGAGGGAGTAATCGATCTTGATGAACTGGCTAAACAACATGGTTACGAAAAGGCGGCGGGAACGCGGTTTTCTAAAAACGCGTTAGGTGCCATTTTAAGGGGTTTAGGCATTGACCCGCTATCTCAGGAGGTCAAAGACCTCGTGAACACCTATGAACACCGTTTTAAACGCAATAAAAGGGACTCAGGTCGTGGTTCAGAACCCGATTTATCACAATCCGATGAGAATGATGAGGAACTTGAAGAAAAGTTCCAAAAAAAAAACGACACTCGGACCAATGTTGTTCCGATTCAACGCGGACGCAAACATTAGGAAAGTGGAATGAGGAGGAAGAAAGGCAGTTAGAAGAAATTGTTCAGAGAGGACTTCAAAAGATTTTCCATTCTTATGGAGAAAAAGTTCAGAATGTTCTGAGTGGAATCAAATTCGATCTTGAATCGGAAGACGCTGTAAAAGTCATTACCGATTATTTGATTCGTGAGTTAGGAACTAAGTTTCCGGAACTTACACGGAAAGAGGTTGAAGACTTTACTCGGGAAGCGTGGGAGATCGGACAAGCGTATGAGGTTGGCGTAAAAGACATCACGCCGAGAATCAATCAAGACGCACTTGATTTTTTCGGACGCCTGAATAACGCAGACTACGGGAAATTATTCAATTCTCAAAGTGATGTTTTTGAAGAATCGATTCGTTCCGTTTTGGATGGAAGCAAGACAAAAGTAGAAGCGATCAAGGCTCTGAAAGAACGTCTCGGGGTAGACCTTACAAACAAAGAGATCAGTGGAAGAATTGAGGATATTTTTCGCAACAAGGTATATACCTCTCAGAATTTTTCCAGAATTCAGCGGATGCACGCGCTCGGAATTGCGGAAGTGGAAATTGTCGCAATTATGGATGCGAAGACTTCTCCGATTTGTAGAGAGTTGAACGGAAGAAAATTTTCGGTTTCGGAGATGAATGACTTTGTTGAGGAGTTTATTTCCACCCCGACGGATGAAAATTTCTGGAACAAATATCGTCCGCCAACGGCAAAAGAGATTCGGGATTTTCCTTCGATGAAGTCCTCGGAAATCTTAAAGGCACTTGCGGTAAAGTGTCCACCGTTTCATTTTCGGTGTCGAACGACGATCGTGATGTTTGTGAAATCCGTGATTAACCGGATTACAGGAAGTGGAAAAACTCCTGTGAACGGAAATATCGAAAGTCCAAATAAGATTTTGAAGAGAGATCGAAATCGCATCGATGAGCGGAAAAAAAGTCTGAGTGGACTTGAGCCTGACGAGCTTGTAAACAAGATCGCATCGGTTCAAGGAAACGCAGTTTGGAATTCGGAAAAGTTAAAAGCAGGCTGGAAAAAACGGATATCGGAAGGAGGTTCCGCATTGTTTGGAAAAACAGAGGCCACATACGCATCTAAGGGCCTTGATGTTTTGAAGAATTTTAATACACTGTATGCGTATTCAACAGAAGATAAAAAGACGAAATCGAAAACTTACAAATTTGGTTTCGTTCAGGATCAAAAAGATGGAGGAAAATTTTTCGTTCCGGTAAATGCGGAAACGTTCGAAATCGAAAATCTCTTCCAACTTGATTCGGAAAAGTTTACGGATTCATTTTTGAAGGTTGCATGACGCGCGAAAGAGTTTTGAAACTGATTGAATTCGTAGAAGTCGGGAGCATTGAGGAACAAGAGATGCTTGCCCAGATTCTCGACGAGTTGAATGGAAAATTCGAAGATTGCGATGTGAATTTTGTTCGGAAGTTTTCTATCCTTTCTCACCTTTTCGGTGGAATGGATTTATCTGAGAGTTCGTGGAGATATTTTCCGAACGAAATTTCATCGGGAAATTTCCCTTTGGAAAAACTTCCCGAACATGTGCGAGAAATCGCCAGCGAGTTATATTACAAATAAAAAGAGCGGGATATCCGCCATAAACTACTGGATCGCTTCCTTGAATGGAAGCAATGGCAAAGGAAAAATTACAATACGATTCGAACGGTTGGACCGAGTTATCAAACGGTGTACGACTTCATACCTCCGGACAAGGCCAAGTTATATTTCGCGCGTCTGGACTTGTCTTATCTTCTGGCACAAGATTAGGATTAGGAAATGGAGGCGATCCATCATCCCAGGATTTGCCGTATGCAGAATTCAAATTTCGGATGTTGTCTAAAACCCTTATCGAAGGGTATTGGATCGATTTTACCAAAGACAACATCTTAAAAGATGCAATCAAACTTTTCGAAACAAAAATATTCAAAGACCATATTACGAATGTTGAAAATTCCATCGGTGTCGTTCTCAATCCTATTTGGAACTCAGAAAAAGGAAACGAAGGGGTCGATGCAACATATCGCATCTTTCGGGAATTCGGATCTTCGATCATCGGTCGTTTAGAAACCGAACCACCGATACTTGATTCAACCTCTGTAGGTATTCGATTCACTTACGAAAAATCTCATCCGGATTTGGATTATTTCTATTCCAATCTCGGACGTGAAATCGACGGACAAATCGTTCGATTCATCATCACAAAAATCTTAGCCGTTCCCGAAACATCCATCGTTTATGCGGGAGCCGATCCCAAAGCAAAACGATTTTCAATACAATCGAATCATTTTGAAGAATCCTCGTCCGAGCCGGGGGAGGAAAACCCAAAGGAGGAAAACATGAAAATCAAACTTAAAGTTTTCGAGTCCTTGGGTGTCGCGTTAGAACCTTTCGGTCTGGAAAAACAGGGCGATGAAATCGATCTGACAAGCGCAAATTTAGAAGCCGTTTTTAAAGAAGCGGGTTCCAAAATTACGCAGTTGGAAACTTCTCTCGGGGTATACGCGGGACTCTCCGATCTCGACAAATTCACCGCAGGGTTCGATCACAAAACGAACGTTGCGAAACTAAAGAGGCTTTTAGAAGAGCCAAAGAAATTTCTTGAGGCTATACGAAACGAAGCTCTTCGCCTTTATGGTGTATTTGCTAAAGGCAAAGAAAATTCCGCGATCGTATCTATGATCGAAAACGCAGATCTCGAACAGGCCAAGGCGTTCGCCGAACAGTATGGAGCAAAACTCGAAGAAATCTTCCCTGAAAGAGAAGACGAATCGGGCGGAAATACAAGAGCTTCCGGAAAAGGCTTAAACATCGAAGAAAAGCCGGAAAAGAAATTCAAAATCAAGGTAGGTTAAAGATGGCTAATGAAGACGAAATCGTAGTTAAAGCTGACGGCATAAAGGAGCCGCTTTTGGCATCTTTCAATTATTCGGACATCACCGAAGCAGATATAGGAAAGGTTGTTTCGATTACGGGAGAAATGACCGTTTCTAAAACCGCAAATGGAAGTAAGTTCGATGGTACGTTAGAGTCTGTTGAGGGAACTGTTTGTCTCGTAAGACTCGACGGGGTTTTTAACTGTTCGTATTCGGGAACGGCTCCGTCTTTCGGCCAGGACACACTCGTCGCCGACGCAGATGGTAAGGTAAAAAAGGATGCCTCTGGAAAATCCTACCTCGTATTGAGCGTCGATACGACGAATAAGATCGTAAAATTTCTAAAAGGATAAAGGGATGAAACTAAAACACATATTCATTTTTCTAATCGGACTATTCGTTTTCTTTATGGGGACGGAGTTATTTTCCGAAACACAAAACTTACTTCAACTCGATTTCACAATCATGTTGAAAGGTGTATCGATGGCGATATCTCCAATACTTACCATAGGACAAAATTTGGAGTTTTCTTCCAAAGACTTGAAACCTTTCAAACTCGAAAGTGGAATGTATGATGAAGCCAAAGAACAAAATCTTTCTTTCGGTGAATACTTAGAGAAGCTGGAAGAAAAAGACGGCTTAGAGTTTAAAGGGGATTTGGCAAAATTGTCCGCGTTGGATCGTCAACTTCTTGCTCACGACATCAATCCTTTCAGTTCTGCAACTTTGGTCGAAGACTTTTTTAAGACGTCGAATTCGCCGGTTCTTTTTCCCGCTTGGATCGATCGAAACATTTATCTGGGGATGAATCAAGGCAAACGAACTTTGAGACTCGAAGACTTACGGGCCACGAGTCAAAAGATTCCTTCCAAAGCGATCGAGATCATCGGAATGGATTTTGCGAAAGAGGACGTGGGTCTTGCTAAAATAACAGAAGGCGGCGCACTTCCGACAGCAACGATCAAAACCAAAGGTAAATCCGTATCGATGCAAAAAGTAGGAAGAGAAATTCTATTCTCCTATGAAGCGGTTCGTAGAATGCAAATCGATCTCGTCTCGATTTTTTTTCAAAGAGTTGGGTTTAGGTTCGGAAGACAACAAGTCAACGAAGGACTTTCTGTTTTGAAAAATGGTAACGATACAGATTCCAAATCTCCCGGCTCCAAGACTCAAGATTTAGTTTGGAAGTATGAAGATCTGATCGATCTTATCTTTGCCAAAGCTCCGGAAGGCCACGAATTCGATTACTTAGTCCTAACGCCAGAATTCATGTATAAGATTCTTACCGATAAGGATAATTTTCCTCAATTACAAACATTGAATCTTTCCGAGAAGTTTGTGGCAAGTGGAGAATTTCAAAACTTCTTCGGTTTGAATTGGAGATTACACTCGAACGCAGGTGCAAACGCAGCAATCGCTTTTGAAAAATCGACCTGCCTTACCTACTACGAGGAAGCAAAAAGTTCGATCATCGAATCTGACAAGATTATCAACAAACAGTTCGAAAGATCTACGATCAGTCTTTGGTTTGGATTCGTGAAACTTTTTCAGGCCGCAAGTCACATAAAAACTCTAAAAACCGGTCCATAAGGAGAACCGAGAAAATGATCAACGCGTTACCTGACCTCAAAGCACTTATTGGAGTAAAACCCTCCGATTTGGATATGAACGATTCCACTCAGCTTACGACTGGCAAAACAGAGTTCGAAGAATTTTTGGAATCTGTGGCGGATAACGCGTTGAAACTGATTCAAGGTTGGGGATATACCGTTCCGACCGCTCCATTCCCGAGGGAACTTCGGAGAGCAGAAGTTCTTTTGATAAAAGCGGAAATCATCGAGGAACATGGACTTTTAGATGTCGTTGATCCAGCAGAATTTCAGGTAGGCGGTCAGAATGGAGAACGTCGGAAAATGCAAAAACTTTCCCCGGAAGAACGTGGCGATAAAGCCGCTTCATTTCGAAATCGGGCATATGTAACTCTATTCGGAAGACTACCTGAACCGGGATCGGTGTTTGCATGAGTGTAGAAGGAATGCTAAGACGTTCGTATCTAAAACACACAAACGCGGATTTCACGATCTTAAAATCGACTCTGCCAGTTGCAGGAGAGGACGAACTGAATTCGTTTCGAAAACCTGTCTGGACAAGATTAAAAAGCGTTCGGGGTTATTTCGAATACGAATCGCAAAAAGGAACCAAAGGTCCGGGCGGTGAACGACAAGATTACGATGCAGTAGCGGAAATCATCTATGACGAACTGGAATCTATCGCAAGCCAACTGGATCAGTCTTGTAGATTGTATAAGGGATTGATTTCCCTGGATACTCCCATTTTGGAAGAAATCGTAAACAAAGCCTGGAGAATTGAAAAATTCTTACCAGCGAAACAATCCGGGAATTTCTCCGTTGTTGTGATCGGACTCAAGTTTCCGGAGAAAGGAAATCAGGTGATTTTGAAGTGAGTGGAATTTCGTATACCGATAACTTGAAAGGTTTGTTTAAAAATGCAAATGACAAACTCCAATCTTGCGTCGGAAGAGCGAATATCGATAACGCATATTTACTTCAAGCACTGATTACAAAAGGATATCGGGATCAAAAATACATCTCTCAATACGAGGCGTTACATCCGGAAACGATCGCGAGAAAGGCAAAGAAAGGACTCGACCCAAGGTTTTTGATCGAGGGAGATAAAAGCAAATCGGAAGATTTGTGGAGAAGTTTCGAAGTAGCGACACTCGGGAAATACGAGGCTGTTGTTGGAACGAATGCGAAATATGCGAGAGCGCAGGAATTGGGATACGAAGCGGGTGGCATTTCCAGGCGTTCGGTCGTCGGGCCTTCTATCGAAGAAGGATCCGAACAGTTCAAGGAGAATTACAAAAACGGAATGCGGGAGTTTATGAAACAATGAAGATCGGACATATCAAATACCTGAAAAATTTGATTCGGTCGATTCAAACGAGTCCAGAACCACCCGAAACGGAACCGCGTCAACTTATTCCGAACGATCGCATTTTTGAAGTTCATCCGCCGGATGACAAGTTTCAGGAATTGATTCCGTTTTGCGTCGTCGAGCATTCTCCCAATCAACCGGAGCGAAACGGACGAAGAACCGAGCGACTCGAACCTACGATGATCGACGGAGTAAAGAATCTCCAATACCTGAAAGAGCATTACAAACAGGAATACAAATACGTTTTGAATTTCTGGTTAAACAACATCAAACAAGATCTTCTATCAAAAGGAGATTTTACCGGGAGTTCGCTTGATTCCGGAATTGTAGACCAAGCCTTGATCTATATCGCAAAAAATGAGCGATACGCAACATCGCAAGGAGCGACGGTAGAAATCCGACCTGGAAAAGTTGCTCTCGTTACCGATCCGGCGGAGAAATTGAGTCTCTACAAAATATACGTCGAGGTCATTTTCAAAGATGGAATTTTTGAATTGGAAAGAGTCCCTACGTTGGCTTCGGGAACTTTTGAAATCGAGGAGCCAACAGAAATTGTCAGCTCGGAGGAATTATGAAAGCAGACGAGTTTATCGAAAAACACAAAATCAGAACGGCTCTCGCCGCCGGGTTCAAGGAACATCTGCGACTGGATCCGGAAAGTGATCTCACAGAAGATTTTCTTACCGCAACGTATCAAGAATTTGCAGGTGTGAAACCGGATGGATCGCCTCTTGAAAAAACAAGTGACGCAGATCCGAAACAAGTCCTTAGTCCTACAAAAGGACTCAAACTTTCCGACGAAGCACTAGCTAAAGCGCGAACTTCAAAGGAAGTTGTTTCCGCAGACGAAAAGAAATAAAGAGCGCAGATTGCGCGAAATTACTTAATCGCTCCAAATAAGGAGCGAATGAATGGCAACAGGCGACGTTTCCACGTATCATCAAGACGGTGGAATCAACTTCAACGACGTAAAGCCGGATCGCGTCGGTTCCAAAGTCGGAACCGCAGAAACCGGAGATGCAAATCGTATCTATGTAATCAATAACGCGCCGCAAGCGAGAGACGTTTTCGGTCGTGGTGAACTCGTAAATTCCCTCGAACAATTCTTCGAAGAGTTCGACGAATCAAAAGGTCAAAAACCGGTTCCGGTTCTTTGTGTTCGTCCCGTAAACGATGTTGTAGGATCTGTAGGAACTCCCGCAAAACCCGGAACCGGAGAAGCGGCACTGCCGACTGTCGCCGGAACTCCAACAGGAAGCAGGATTGTTGTTCTAAAAATCACGAAAGACGGAGCGTCCGGCGTTGCAGAATATCGGAAGTCCGTGGACGGCGGTGAGAACTTTTCTTCCCCGCTCATCACACCCGCTTCAGGTTCTCCAATCTCTCTCGATGTCGGAGTGACCGCAACGTTTGTAAACGCTTCCACTCCTGCAAATACGTTTAAGATCGGCGATACCTACGCCTTTACGATCTCCGGTCCGAGTGCATCAACGGCGTCCAGACTTACCGCGATCGAAACACTAAAAAGAGAATATCGGTCCTACTGGATTCATGTTCTCGGCCCCGCGACGAGAGCTTTTGCAATGTCGTGTAATGCGATTCTCGAAGAGATGGAAACCGAACATCACCTTCCTTCCTTCATCATTCTGGAAGCTCGCGGAAAGAATGATTCGGAAACTGTTCCAGAGTATTTCCAATACATCCAAGACGAATTTGATCCGTTTGCTTCCCCGAAAGGAAGGGTGATGGTCACAATCGGAGAAGCCCGATACATTCCGGGTGGAGTCGACGCGTCAGGAGGATTTTCCGCAGTGAAGGCCGCCGGTAACACAATGGGAGAATGGAGAAACTTCGCGACGATGGCAACCGCAAAGATCGCCGCCGCTCCCGTAAACGTTTCCATCGGTTACGTGAAGGACATGCGTTCTTTGACCTTCTCCGAAATCCGTTACTGGAACGAAGGATATCGCGACTACATGGATCTCCTTCACGATATGGGACTCATGGTCCTAAAAGAATACGATGATTACGAGGGAATCTTCGTCGCACGCGACAAGATCAAAGCGGCAAGTTCTTCCGACTTCAAAGAACTTCCTGAACGAAGACGTGCGGACAAGATGCACCGTATTCTTTACCGCGAATCACTTCAATTCCTAAACATGGATACGGAAGTGGATTCCGGCTCCGGCGGTCTCGACTACCTCAAAACTTACGTCGATTCCAAGATCGCCGCAGAGATGGAAGCCCCCGGAAGAAAAGAGATATCCGGACACGAGATTATTCTCGATCCGAATAAAACCTTTAACACAAATCGCATTCTCAAAGCAAAATGCAAAATGTTCGTAAGCAACAGAACCCAAGCGATCGAATGGGAAACGTCGTTCGCAACACCGAAATAGGAGTATAGAAAATGGCATTAGAAGTCGTTAAGGAAAATTATAGCTTCACAAATCTCGAACTGAAACTTTTCGGTTACGATATGGTGAACTTTTCCGGGTTTAAATTCGATCACGCCTGCGAGATAGAATTGACGTACGGAAAATCCGGGGAAGTCGTCGGATATACTACGAAAAACTACAAAAGAACGCTCAACGCGGAGATTTATTTCGAAGAGCTTGATCGTCTGGTTTTACTCGCGGCTCCCTACGGTGGGCTGATCGAAAAACTTCCACCCGCTCCGCTTACAGCGATTTTGAAAGCAGAAGGAAGACCCGATTTCAAATACATCGCTCCGGCGGTGAAAATCACAAAATACAACGCGGACATCAAGAGCGGAAACTCGGGTGCAATCGCGGTTCCTTTGGAACTTGCACTCCTTTCGATTCCGGTGATCACGTTCGCCTAACTTAAAAGAGAAAACTACTTAAATCGATTTTGAAATTTTGAATATAAGGAATACAATATGAACCCTTTAATGTCCAGCATCCCAGAACTCAAAGAAGCATTCGATTCTTTGCCACAACCTTACGCATCTATCGACGATGATTTTCTTTCTAAAAATAAGAGCGCGATCGAGAAGATTAAAGAACATTTCTCTGATAAAGGCGGGATTCATTTGCTCGATGCAGGTGAGGATCGCAAAATCATCTGTCGCGTTCCGAACAAAACTCAAGTAGACGATTCGCTCGAAAGAGCAAGGAAAGAAAAAGCGACCGATGTCGCACAACGTCTTACAGGCCAGTGCTGTTTGTATCCGAGTTTCGAAGTTGTGAACGGTTGGGCGCAGGACTCTCCCGGAATTTTCATCCCCCTCAGTAATAAACTGATCGAACTTACTGCGACCACCAAAGAGGTTACTGTAAAAAAGCTCTAAACGATCGTCTCCGAGAAATTCGAAAAGGGAATGGTGCATTTGAAGTTCTTCTAATGTATTATTTCCCTAGTAGGAAAATCGAATATCCGGAAGACGGAGACGAACGAGAGGAATACGAAATCCAGCTCGCCGCAGAGTTGGAATACATTCGAGAAATAGAAATCAATACGATGGTAAAGGCTATCGTAAGAGCGTTTAGCGGAGATTAAGAAGGAGGTAGAGGAATCATGGACAGCTCAATATTTGAACTCGGTGTAGTGATTACTCTACGAGATCTTGCTTCGAACAAACTTGACGAAATCAACGACAAGTGGGACGCCATGAAAAAGAAACTTGGTGAGAATCACGCTGAAGTTGTGAAAATGGAAGGCGCGATTGGTAACATAAAAATGGGTGGAGTTCTTCTCGGTGTCGGTCTTGCCGCAGCTTCGCTCACCATGAGTCTTGTCGGTTCTCGGATGGAAACTTCAAAACTTGAGGGAAACCTCAAGTCTCTCGGACTGACTTCGAAAGAAGTCGATAACATAACGAAATCCGCATATTCTATGTCGTCCGCTTTGGGAGAGTCGACAGACTCGATTATCTCCGGGGTCTACGACATAAAATCTGCGGTCAACGATCTAAACGGAACCGAACTCGTCGGGTTCACTCAATCGATTCTTGATACAACGATCGCAACCAAAGGAAATTTCGGAGAACTCTCGAAACTCTTCGGGATGGCGTATCATCAATTCAAACACTTGTATTCCGATATGGACAACGGTCAGTTCGGAAAGAATTTGGCGAACGATATCGCTTGGGCTTCGAACGTTTACCGCGCAGACGGAAATTCCATTCAACAAGCGATGGAAAGCATCGGTTCCAAAGCCGCGTCGTTAAAAATTTCTCTCGAAGAACAGAGCGCGGTTCTCGGAACATTACTCAACTCGATGCAACCGGGTCCGGCGGGAACTACCTTCCGCGCATTCCTCACAAATCTCGGGGAAGGATTCTCAAAGCTCGGACTCAATGCGTATCAGGCCGATGGTAAACTCAAAAACACCGCTGACTTACTTGGTGAGATCAAAAAGAAGTTTGGCGACTCTCTTGATTTAAAAGAATCCGACGTAATCAAGAAAGCGTTCGGGACTGATGAGGCCGTTCAGTTTATCAATACGCTTCTTCCAAAGACCGACGCGCTTGGAAAAGACATCAAAACGATAGTCGATCTCAGTAAAAATCAAGACTATCATTTTCTCGACGTTGCTAAACAGGCAAATCTCGAATCTCTTCCGACACAAATGCAACGCGCTTCGGAAGGTTGGGAAAACTTCAAAAAAATACTCGGTAAAGGGGTGGAAGATTCCGGTCTCAAAAAAGTTGTTTCTCTTTTTGCGGATGGTCTTTCTGTTATGAATGACTTTCTGGCACAACATCCGAAGATCGCGGAGTTCGTCGGAACCTTTCTTATGTTGACAACGGTGGCGACGCTTGGAGCTGGTGCGTTTTTTGTTTTGAAAGGTGCGTGGACTGCTTTCACGGTTGCTATGAATCTCGGTCTTGTTTCAAATCCGCTCGGATGGATTGTGATCGGTGCTGTGGCCGCGATTGCAGGAATCGCTTTACTTATAACCTATTGGGATGAAATCAAATCGGCGGCGGTTTCCGCGTGGACTTGGATTACAGAAACCTGGGCTGGGCTCGGGGGATTCGTTAAACTTTTGATTACTTGGTTTCTTCCCTTTATCGGAATTCCTCTTTTAATCCACGAACATTGGTCTACGATCAAGGATTTTCTTTTCGGAATTTGGGATGGAATCGTTTCCGGAGGCGCAAAAATCAAATCAATGTGGAACGATTCTCCTTCCTGGTTCAAAGGTCTTGCCTATGGCCTTGCGCTACTAACACTTCCGGTGACTTGGATGATTATGGTTCCTGCTTTGATTATCGCGCATTGGGATACGCTCAAGAATTTTGTAACTGGGTTTACATCTCAAATCTTAGACGCCTTCAATGCTCTTCCTTATGGAGTTAAAGAAGCTCTAATTTTAGCGTTTGTGAATCCTCTTTTAGGGATCGGAAGTTTAATCTGGTCGGCTCTCAGTAATATCATCGGAAACATCCGAAACCGGATGAAGGAATCCGGTTCAAGTCTTTTTAGCGCGTTCGGATTAGGAATCATGGATTCAATCAACGATTTAAAAACGACAGTCAATTCTGTAATGAGCGTGATCGCTCGTTTTCTCCCTCACTCGAACGCGGACGAGGGACCGCTTTCGAATTTGACCGGAAGCGGTGCCGCGTTTGTGGACACCTTCGCTTTAGGTATGAAACAGCGAAAAAATACTCTTGGATCTGTATTAACTGAGGTGACATCAGGATTTGAAACGGGCTGGGGATCAATTAAAAATACTGGTGTTGCGTTAGTCGAGACTTTCTCAACTGGCGTAAGATCCAATGTTGATAAAGCGTATAACGCAATAATTGATATGGCGAATAAAATTCGTAAGCCTTTGCCAAATTCAGATGCAAAAGAAGGACCATTGTCCACTTTAACAAGATCAGGCAGAGCCACGGTTTCGACATTTGCCGCTGGCATTGAAATGGAAACCCCGAAATTAAAACCCGTGATGCAAAGATTCAACGACGCCTTAGCACCTGAAAAAGGAATTATTCGTAGACTGAAAGAAGAATCGGACGAAGAGGAAGGTGGCATGTTTTCCGGAAAGAAAGGTTCAACAATCAGTATTGGAAGCCTGATCGGACAACTTGTTGTTGGAGGAGGAAAAGAGAACAAGCGTCAAATCGGAGAAATTCTTGTAGATGCTCTTTTTGAAGAACTGGACCGATATGACGAGGTTCCTGCATGATTGGAGGCATCACCCCACCCATCGCGCCCGCTGGTTACATTCCCCCGGAGATTATCACAGGTGACACGGATCGTCTCGTAATCAGTCCTGGTATTCTGTCCGATTTTGAATTTCCTTCCGGAACTAAGATTACGTTACGGAAAGAAAAACGTATTGTTCTTACTGCGATTCCAGGAGGCTCCGGAACTGTTAAGGAACTGACCGGTCAAGATGATTGGACGATCACGATCGAATTTTCGCTCCTTGCCGCAGTGTATGGAGCAGGCTTCCTCGCAGCACCTTCGAATCCTCTGATCAAAACTATGATCCAGCAAATCAAAGAGATCAAAAGGATCTGGGAAAACACGGAGTCGATCGGGCTTACACACTCATTGTTAAACGCATTAGGAATAAACAATGTAGTTTGTAAATCAATTCAACTTTCCAATGCGATCATCCAATATAGCCAGCCGATTACGTTCGTATTTCTAAGCGACAACGACATAGATCTGGATCAAGCATCTTTAGAGGCTAAAAGTTCGATCGTGGAGTCTTCTTTATGAGTTCTTTCTACGTTCTTAAGCCAAATGATACCTTACAAAGGCTTGCAGCTAAATTTTATGGCAGGTGGGAAATTTGGAGATTGATATTTGATACAAATCCGCATATCGAGAGCATCCATCTTCTCCCTACTGGAGTTCTGATAGAAATTCCCATTCCGAGAACGGATGATGTAAATCATATCATCATTGAAGGCGATACTTACGAATCGTTAAGTCTTTTCTATTACGGGACGGAACATTTTTCAGGTAGGATTCGGGAAGCAAATGAAAACCTTCAACCTTACGAAAATATAGGTTCAATTTTATTCATCCCGGCTTTGATCACAAAATCGGAATTAGTAAATGCGAATAGGAGAATGAAATAATGCTTGTATTGGAACAAGAATTGAATATCGGCGGAATCAAATTTCCGATTGTCAATGAAGTTGTTCTGGAATCCTCAAGGGAAATCCCGACAGATGTTCTAAATATTAAACTTCCTAAATACAAGAATTTGAAAAAGGATTCGATTCAGAAGTTTGCAAAGGTGGAGTGGAAAGCAGGTTACAAACAATACGGATTATTTCCTGAGTTCTGCGGTTACGTTTTAGAAGTGAGTGAAAACGTTCCGCTGGAAATCAAATGTGCCGATCCATTCTTTTTTTGCCAACGCAAAACAATGAATCGAAGTTATAATAATGATCCAATCTTGACATTCTTAAACGATTGCATTCATCCGCAAATTAAAAGCGATGTCACTGTTTTAGTAAGAGATGAAGACATAAAGAAAACAATCAGCATTGAGTGTGCTGGTAAATCGGCTCGTTTCGCTTTGGCTTTATTCAAAGTAAAATATGGAGTCGATGTCTTTTTTCACGATTGGAAATTGGTTGTTCAAAAAGCATTCGTCCATCCAAATATCTTCGAAAAGACTAAGAACAAAAAGATTCAGAAAACACAAACTGCGTCCGCTACCGGATCACCTGATCCATCCGGAAACTTCCCTACGTTTAGGGTTGGGTTCAACATCATTCAAGATGAACTTGTCGCACGAGAAAATAAAGACATTAAAATCACGGTCCGAGGCGAAGATCCGAAAACCGGGACGACATATAAAGGATCGTATGGAAATGGAGCGGAAAGATTTTTCGAGGTAGATGGATTGAATACTGCGGACGCAGGAAAGAGAGCGAAAGAACTCTATATGGAACATTGTGGCTCCGGTTTCAACGGAAAGTTTGTAACGTTCGGCTACCCCTCGGTAACTCACTCACAAGTGATTCATGTAATAGATGAGGAAACACCTTCCCGTACGGCAAAATCTTTCGTAGAAAAAGTTACGAAAACGTTCGGAATCGGAGGATACCGTCAAGAGATTTGGCCCGGCTTCTTTTTTGAACCACCGAAAAAATCTGGCTCGAAGCCGCCAAAGAATGAATCGAAATTTAGAAACGATTATGCAGGGCCGCAATCATGACAAAACCATCTTTGATCGAGTTGATCGTAAAAGCGTGGACACTTGGCTTTCCTGTTTTTTGGCCGGAATCCGGAATTGTAGATTCAGTGGACAAGACGAATCGAACTCTCAAGATAAAGGTCGGATCTGATATTCGAAACGACGTTACATGGATTGATCCAGTGATTCCGCGAGAAGGCTCAAAATGTCTTCTCGTTGCACGAAATAACAAAGCCGAAAGATACACAGCATTTGCATTTGAAAAAGTAGACGAAATCAATGCGAAAGTTGCGGACACAGTTGAAATCAAGATTTCTCAAGATCAAGCATTCATAAATTTCAATAATCTAATCAAAGTTTCGATCACAGAAACAGAATTTTCACTTGATTTGGGCGGTAAGAAACTCAAGATTTTAGGTGATGTGGAACAAACGGGAGACTTTAAAACAAGCGGAAAAGTGGATGCAAAGATGGAAGTTACTGCGTTTGCAGATACACCGAATTCTGTAGGACTTTCTACGCATTTGACCGATTATGTGGATACACCGATCGGTCCTGCGATAACGAGCAAACCGAAAGGAGGAACCTAATGATCGATTTCGCGAATGATCCGCTTTCTTTCGGAGATCTCGTTTTAGATCCTTCGAATGACGATCTTCAAATTGATTCGATTCCTATTCGGATTGTTCTTTCCGAAGTGCGCGAAATGTTTGAAATGACGGTTGCGGATGATCTCGATTATCCCGAGATTTATAGCCGTCAGCGTGTTGCAATGAACTCTACGGAGTTTATGGATCAAGCGGCCAGAATCCGCGATGCGGAAAGAATTCTGAATTTACACCCGATTATTGACACCAATTCGGTGGATGTGGGTCTAAATTCTGAGAACGGACTTGTTGTAAGTTTTAAACTCAAAACCGGAGAAGCGGTTCAGAGTTTTGTAATGAGGTAAATGATGAAGAAATTGAGTTTAATTCTACTTTTGATCCCGGTTCTACTCTTTGCAGAGAGTTCGGTTTCCGCCGACTGCACATATAAAGGTCACAAGTTGTACGGAAGAATCATGCTCGTTTCCTCAAATCCAGACCTTCGTGTTCGTTCCGTAAATTCAATCCCCGATCTGAGAGTGCAGGCGGTAACTTCCGTCCCGAATCGTTGTGGAGAATGGCAAATGGTCACTTCGAATCCCGATCTCCGTATCCAAATCGATCCTTCTTTCGGTGAGTTTACAATTCAGTTCGTGGAATCCTTCCCGGGAGTTGGTCCTTGAATTTAAACGTAACGAAAGATCAGGTTCTTTCCGATCATTTGCAAAGTATCAAAGCCTCCGGAGTTTTTAAGAACCATTCATTCAGCCCAACATCAAAAACGTTCACGCTGATCCGTGCACTTTCCAACGCAGTCTTTTCCTTCATCGATACCGACCTCGTTTCAATTCAGAAGGCGATCCATCCTCACACTGCGGAAGACGACGCCTTACATGAACATTTGATTCGTCGTGGGATGAAATGGAAACCGGCTCTCCCCGCAATTATCAAGGTGAGAATTGGGTCTTCCACTCAGCCGATCATCGATCGAGAGATTCCTCAAGGTCTCGTTGTTTCCACTTCCGGAAGTGAAGAACAAAAGATCCGTTTTTTTCTTATCGATTCCCTTACGCTTCCCGCCGGAATATCCGCAGACGCACAAGGTAAATATACGATAGAAGCTCGCGTTCAGTGTCTTATCGACGGTCCTGCTGGAAACGTCGTTCCTGGTTCCATTTCGATTTTGGAAAGTCCTCCGCAAGGAATCGACTACATTACGAATCTTGAGATTGATCCAATTCAACAAGGTCAGTTCCGAGAAACTCGAACTTCAGTTCGATCAAGACTTCAAACCGCCGAAGGTGTTTCCTCGAAATGGACTCCTGCTTGGTATATAAGCGAAGCGGAAAGTTTTGCATTCGTTAAACGAGCAATTTTCAAAAGTGCTAAAGCTCTCGGAACTGATGGTGAGGTAAAAATTCTTCTGCAAGGTTCCGTTGGTTCATTGACATCCACTCAATTGAATCAAGTTCAGGATCATTTCAATTCCGAAGATAACGATCCGGGAGGAGTCGCTCACTTATCAGCCGAGAATATCAACGAAACAGTGATAAACAAGACTGTAACCGTGAAATTCTCTTCTGCGGATCGAATCCCGAGCCAAACCGTCCTTGATCAGATCAAGGACGAATACTTCCTTTCTCTTTCGGAAGGACAAGATTTCGTGGATGCTCAACTGAAAAGCCTATATCAAGCTCTTCCGAATTGCATTGATGTTGAATTCAATCCTCTTGGAAATGTTGACGTTGCCGCCGGTGCTTTGGCAAGTCCCGGTCCTGGATTTCAAGTCGTAGGAACGGTGTATGTCTGATTTCTTCCAATTCGATTTTGATTCTACGGTTTGGAAGAATCAGCGTTCCTTAATCCGAAAGAAAGGAACGGAATCGTTTTGGTATAAGGTTTTAAATGCACTCTTAAAAATTCTTGCGGACCGAGCTTCTCGCTTAAGTTGGTTGTATCGTCAGATGTGGCTAGAAACGGCTGATACGACTGGACTTGTTCTTTGGGGAGTGAGGTTCAAAATCGAAAAACTTCCTGGAGAAACCGATGATTCATATCGGACCCGACTACTTCTTGCAAAACTTTTCAAACTTTCCATTCCAACCGTTGCGACAAAACGTCAAGTGATTCAATATGCGACCAGTCTGGCCGCAGATCAAATTTCTTACCTTCAACTTTATACCTCCGAAGAAGGAAAATCCGGTTTCAAAATGGGTTCCGAAGTAGATCGTGAAATGCTCCCCCGGAAATACATCTTACATCGTTACCGTTTTCTCTTTCCGAAACTTTCCGATTTGTTTGATAGAAACGGCTTGAGTAAAGCGATGGATGCCGTAAATGTGGGTGGAAATGTTCCCGAACTTTGGGAAGATCAAGGCGAGTTTGATCCGTTTGTTATGGGTGGAACTCTGACCGGAAAGTTTCAATCTCGCAGATCCGAAAAGGTTCGCGAGTTCGCAATTTATTAGAGATAAAGAGCGTATAACACGCCAAACTACTACATAGTCGCTCCTTACCAGGAGCAAAATGGAAAAATTATTCGTATACTCAATTGATTCGCTGGAAGAATTTCCAGTCGACCGAATCGACTCAATCAATCTCGAAGTCGAATTGTTTAATCGAGGAAAATCAGAAGGACAATTCAAGCGAATTCATCGCGGAACGATTTTTCCTCCAGAAGGATTTAAATTTGAAGGAGG